CCCGCTGCGGCGGCATAAATAACCACTTGACGAAGCCGTGACCGAGTTGGACCGACAATCGCCGCCGAGGTTCCTTGAACCCAATTATATGCTGTTACTGGACCAGCCATGATCTATCTCCTTATCCTGCGGAGACAGTTACAACACCTGAATTGCTGTACAGTTGACCTGCTACAGATGGGTCAGAAGTCGGAAGGTCGCTGATGATTACGACACTGTTTGTGCCATTGTGTGTAATCGAAATGTTTTCTGTAACAGCGCCAGTTGTAGCGTTTTTCGTTACATCTTTGAATCCGTTCTCCGAGCGAACTGGACCGTTAAAAGTAGTATTAGCCATGTGGATCTCCTGTCGCGGCTAGTGTCAGCCGCACCATGCGGCTGTCAGGGATAAAAAAACCATACAGGAGAAATAGACAAAAAGAAAGGGGCTACCGAAGTAGCCCCCAGTTTGGGAGGAGGTAATGAAACCCTCCCAAACTATAGCACAAATTACGCTCCGGGTGAACCGAATACGCAACGTGGGTCGCTAAAGCCAAAGCTATAACGCTCACGAGCTTTAAAGCGCATGTTGCCTGTGTCGAAGTCTGCTTCCATGTTGGTAGACAGAGGAGTACGCTCAAAGTGGATCATTCCACGAGGCGCATCCGTCATGATGAAGAACGCATCAGGGTCCGTCAGGAAGTCGTTGACGGCATAACCATCAGGCAACATTCCCATTGAACGAATCGCGTTCGTATCATTGTCTGCTGTTCCAACACGAAGGTTTGAAACCATCAAGCGTTCTGCAATAAATTGCAGTTGACGCGGGATAAGTAACTTCGTGCCACGAAGAGCAACCTTCAAACCACGCTCGTCCACAAAACCTGCGATATTGATAAGGGCATCTTCAAGAGATGTCTCGTTCAAATCAGCAGCTACTGCGGGTTCGTTGGCAAACGTTCCACCGTTGGTTAACGGGTGGTCTGTCGCACAAAGCGCAACACCGTCACCACCAGCAGAAGCGCCAGCAGTAAATGCGTTGTTAAGAACCGCAGCGGCCTTAACTTGCTTTGTGTGTGCCATTGAACGAGCCAACGCACGAGTATAACGCGAACCAAGACGATCATACAGATTGTCTTCGATAGCTTCCTCAGTGATTGAGAATGCCAGCGCAATAGTTTCGTGGTTGTAACGAGCAGTGTAAGCTTCGTTAGCGTCGTCAAAGTTTACAGAGGAACCTTCCGATTTGGTAGGTGCCGCTCCGAACCCACTCAACATAACTTCCTCTTCGAATGCTCGATCAGAAGATTCTGTTGTGTAGATCTCCGCGTGTTGGTTTTCGTACCGATTGTACTCCATACCAAACAGCGCGTTGAGGCCCGGTTCTAGCTCTTTCGCTAGTTGTGCGCGAGAAATAGCCATTCTTTAGACCTCCTTAAACGCCAGTAGTCGATGGAGTACCAGCAACAATCGCACCATTGGCGGAGTTGAAGCTGTTATTCAATCGAACAATTAATGGGATACCAGCCGCAGTAAAGTCTGCATTTTCTGGGTCATCTTGAATGCCCATAATACGCAGTTGTAATGCCGCAGTGGTGGCGATTGTGCTAACACCCAACTTAGCAGATGAGATGCCTGTGGTTGAAGAACCAGAAGCAGCCGCTGCAAAGTTTGCGTTTGCGAACACATGACCCTGCGCAGTTGCTTCGCTAGTCAGTGAAGCGTCTGAGCAGATAACAAATGTCTGCATTGGGTTGTCATAAACAAAGGCTTTGACGGGATGATTAGAATCCGCGCCAGAACCGGGCCAGCTATTTGAGAAAATAGTCTCACCAGTGGTGGACGATACATATTCGCATCCCCAGAACACACCAAGTAGACCTACCGTTCCACCAGTAGCCGCGCCAACAATATCAATAAAGCCTGTTGACAGCGGTTTTACGGGTGAACCTTGGTAAATCGCGTTAGTGTTTCCAGAGGCGATACGATACTCGGTCGCACCAGTGGTGTTTGCAGCCTGACCGACTACACCAATCGGACGAAGTCCGAAAGCACCGTTACTGTTTGCCATTTTAGCAATCCTCTTTCAATTAATCGGAGTCTCTACGAGATCCCCCGAATGATACACGACTTTGCCGACTATTACTTATCGGCATCGAAGGATGTTGTTCCTTCATAAGGTCCTGATCTACAGCAGTCATCTGTTCGCGGGTTCTGCCCCCGTAATATGCAGTTCTTTCTGCTACTGTTTCAACAGGTATTCGGCACAGCATCAGTCCGCCTTGACCAATCACACCCTCATACCGACCATCGTCGATAACAGGTGCTTCATAGTTTGGATATTCGTCTTTCCGGACAGGTTCCCATCCTTCGCGTAGCTTGGCGTTGACATTCATTTTGTCTTCCTCACCACGCATTGCAACTCGTATCCAACGATGCACAAAGCCCTCTGGGGCATCAGGTGCTGCAAGGTGACTGGGCGGAGCCCATGGTTTTCTGCGCGTTTCTGTTTCGCGTGTTGCGCTTGAGCGCGGTTTTCTGTCAGCCATAATATTAATCCTTCACAAATTTTGCATATTCTTCAAGCGGTACATTTAGACGTTTCGCCATCGCTATTTGTGACGGTGATAGTTTAACCGACCTGCGCCCCGTTTTTGCCGTACTGCGAGATGCTGAAGCGCCAGCCGAGGCGACCTGTGCTCCACTCGATTTCTTCGCCTGAAACTTATTCGGAAACTCCGAACGCATTCGACGATCAACTTCAGTATAGTATTCTTCGCTGGCTGGGTCAAACCCCTCTTCTTCAACGAGCTTCCTATGTATTCCAAAAGCAGCATAAGTCATGACTTCGTCAGAACCAAACCAATCGTTTTTCTCCGCCCACGACTGCGCCTTTGGATCAGGCTTTGGTGCAGAGGGAGCAACTGGTTGTTGCTGCGGAGGCATCTGCGGCGCAGCCGCTGCTTGCGCAGGCTCCGCAACTTGATCCTCTGATCTCTGCTTTGCAATCCGCAAACGCTCCTGCTCAATAGACATCTTGGACAAGGCTTCTTGAGCCTCAAACATTTTGTCCGTATCGCCAGCGTCATAGGCTTCTTTGTACAGCCTTTTCGTAGCTTCTACCTGAGCATCTATTCGAGTGCCGTACTCAGACAAATAACCCTTGTCCAAGTTCTGGACACGGCTTTTTAGGCTCTCGTTTTCCTGCAAAAGCTGCTGCGCTAAACGAACGGCCTCTTCACGATCCCGTTCTTCCTTGCGATACTTTTCAGTCAGCTTCTTAATCCGAGCCTGAACCTTGTTACTGTAGTTGTCCAACTCGTCATCGGAACCAGAAGCCGCCTCTTGCGGCTCCTCTTCAACCTCCGGGGCTTCTTGAACCTCCGGTTCGTCTCCCGACTCAATCTCTACTTCTACGCCCTCGTCTTCGAGAACTTCTTGTTCTTCCGCCATTGGTATCTCCTAAACCTGCTTAATGTCGTCGGGCTCTAAGATCGTAGCAATAACCTCATCGTCATTGATTATACGAACTTCGCCCCCATCGATCTTAAATCTCGATCCCGAGTATCGACCGATACAAACCCATTGTCCCTCCGCACACCAAGGTGCAGCATCTGGACCAAACTTGTCAGGGTCTTTGTAAGCAATAGGACCAACCTTTAAAACATACGCAACAACCGTTGCCACAGCTTCACGATCCCGAACCTCGTCAGGGATATGTAAACCGCCCTGTGTTTTAGTAGCACCTTGATAAGGCATAACTAAAACACGCCAGCCCGTGGGCTGCGGTAGTCTTTCAAGAAGGGGTTTTTCTAAAAGAGAAGGATCTAAAACCTTCTCGGTGGTATCAACATACGCGCTACCAACGTCAGAAGAAGCAGCGGTGTTCCCTGCTTTCTCTTTGTTAATTTTCTGCGCGACATGATCAGGAAGATATAAGGTCTTCGACATCGTCAGCGTGGTTCTCCAGCAGGGCTTTGATTTCCTCACGAGCGTAGGCAATGCCCCGTACTTCACCTACCATGAGCTTATACTGCTCCCAGTCTTTAGCAGTATCATGTGCGAGAGCATTCGCAATGTCCTGCTCTCGTTCCTTCAGGATCTTATACATATATGTAGCGAAAGCAACAGCGTCCATTAAAGAATATCCCTTTCTGAACCCTCGGCTATGGACTTAATTGGACCACCCTTTACCCAGTCATTGCAAACATGGTCAGACGAACACATGAATTTGTACATCTGGCAGTAACCCAGATCACCAGAATCATCACCAATACATTCCAACATGTCTTCCGTTTGGTTATAAGCTCCGCAGTTTCCACAAACCTCGGTCAGCTTAAAGCCTCCGTCCATAGAGGGATCCCGATAGTTCGCTTCTTCTACCGCAACCTCTTTGGCTTCCATGTTTGCTTCAGCATCCTTGGTGGCTATAGGACAGCTTGGACCTCCACCGTCGCCGTCCCGCATTTTATCTACCGGAATACCATCCGGTATAATACTAATCGAAATCATAGGCATTAGAATGTCTTTCCACGGCTGGAGTTGTCCCGAACGTCCCCGGCTCTTCCACCGCCAGAAAACTTCTTGGGCTTCTTATCCAACATCTCTTCGAATATCTCAGGGTTCTTACGAAGAAGTTTCTCCACCTCCTGAGCTACCGCAGTCTGTCCTCCCGCGCCGGGGCTCTTCGAACCGCCCATCGCTTCGTCTCCTGTAGCCCCCTTTAAAAATCGGTCTAGTTGTTCGCGTGTAAAACTTTTCATAGCAGAATCCTAATCTATCAATTCAAAATGTGGACCATCGATAAACGGGCGACGCCCCTGTGATCTGCGCAAGTCTATATACGCATTCATGGCTTCTTCCATCGTACCCTCCCACTTGCGAATGTCCATTGGATACGGCATCTCAGGTGTTCCCCACGCTGCGCCCCAACAAATAGGAACGTTTAACTGTGTCGCCGCTTCTTTAATCGCATCAGCAAGATCATCATAAACCGAGAGTTCCCAACTCGCCCTCCCATTTATGAACGCCATAATATCGAAAGCCTTCCCCTCAAGGTGCTTAGATTTCATCGTCTGGCTGGCCCCTTTAGCAACAAGTTCCTTCTGCTGCTCAATGGTTCTCATCCCCTGAACCACCCCGAAGTCGGTCTTGGTCAAAGTAATAGCCATTTTGATTACAGCCTGTAACCCGTCATCAATACCTTCAAGACGATCAAGGCTACGTCTGCTTAACTTAAACTCGCTCATCGTACCTGTCTCCTACCGTACTTTCCGTTCCACGCAGAGGTGAA